GTTGCGGATGCGGCCAATGCGCAGATCCTGATCAAAACTGTCTTCTCGTGCATATTCTGTCAGGATGCGGATGTAGCCCTCACCGTAGGTCACCTGGTTGTCGCAGGCGGTGTCGTAGGCCACGTCGGCATCCGACATATACTCGATGTGCCGGATGATGCCGTCGAAGACCTCGGCCACTGCCACGTCGGCGTTGTCGTCAGCCGGGATCACCTTGCCGCTGGGCCGGTTCTGCCGCTGCTGGTTGGTGACCTGCCGGACGTGCTGCGGCAGCTTGTTGATGGTCAGGCAGGGGCGCGCGTTGATCGTCTGGCCCTGCACGGAGCCGCGGGTCGCCAGCACGTCGGCTGGCCACTGCCACTGGTTGTCAGGCGAGCCCGCCATGAAGCGCAGATCGTCCAGTTCGTCCTCGCGGCTTTCGCCCAAGGCAGAAATGGCCATGGTAAAGCGCGACCGCATGGTCGAGAGCATGTCGCTCTTGTCCGTACCGCCGTTGGCGACCTTGGCCGCGCCCTTCAGACCATCGTCAGCCATTTACCGCCCGCCGCCTCTGCGTCCGGCACCCACGTCACCGCGCGCCGGGTTTGATGCACGTGTGCCGCCAGTTGAGCGGCTGGGACCGGCAGACTGGCTGCCACCCGTGCTGCGGGAGGGGCCAGCGACGCCGCCCTTGTTGAATGCGTTTTGGTTCATGCGCTGCAAGCCCGTCATGGGCGTCTTGTAGGCCGTACCCGCCTTGGTAACGGTCTTGCCAGTCGTCTTGCCGGTGGTAAAGCCCGTTGTGTCGCCCGTTGCGCGGTTGACCGCCATGCGGGCGGGTGCGGTTGCAGGGGCGTTGGCAGGCGTAACGCGCTCAGAAACGGTCGTGCGAATAACCTGCGGAGGCTTGGGCTTGGGCTTGGGCACGGGCGCGGCTTGCTGCTTAAGCTTGGCCAACTGCTGCCTGCTGTACTCGTCCATGCGCAGGCCAACGGGCTTTACGGGCCCAATCGGCTTGCTGTACTTCATAGTGCCGGGATCAAAACCACCCGACAATTTGTTCTTTGGCTGCGTACTCCCCTGAAAGTCGCCTTTGTAGTCGGCGGTGTTGGGGAACTGACCGCGGTCTGATTTATACGCAACAGAACGTTTAGCCATCCTACTTGCCCTTTTTGCCCTGCGCCTTGCGCTTCATTGCGTAGGCAATGGCCACAGACTGCTTTGCGGGTTTGCCCGCAGCCATTTCGGTCTTGATATTCTTGCGGAACGCGCCCTTGGAGGCTGATTTCACGAGCGGCATATCACTTGTCCTTGCTGGAGCCTTTGACACGCTTCATGCCGGGCAGTCCGCCGTAGCTGGACAGCGACCGCTGCGCGGTTTTGGCTGATTTCTTGAAGTCGGCGGCAGTCGGAGCGCCCTTGGAGCCAACTTTCCGCATCTTTTCGCCGGATCCGGCGGCAATGCGGGCCTTTTTGGCGTTGATGTTGGCGTATAGACCGGGTTTCTTGGCCATTTCAGCACTTCCACCGTCTCATTGAGGCTTTCGCCCGCTCTGCGTTCTTCGACTTGGCGACTACGCCGCCCATTCGGGCACAAAACGAGGCCTTCCGGCCCTTGTCCGCGGCCGTCTTGGGGGTAGGCGCGGGCGGCTTCAGCTTGCTGCCCGTCGCCTTGTTGTACTTGGCGCGTCCCTTGGCCGTCAGCCCGGCACCCTTGCTGACGGGCAGCTTCTCGCCACGGCCTACAGCCAGAGAGACGCTCTTGCGGGCCATGTTAGGCGCAGTGGATGACGGAGAAGTTCAGCACCAACGCATCGCTGGGCGAGGTAGAACCCACAAGATTACGCACGGCGATGATTGCGGAGCCGGAGGCCAAGCTGGTAATGTAAGCGGTGTACTGCCCCGGAGTCGTCGCGCCAGCGCCGATGTTGACGATCAGGGTGTCCTTGGTGCTGATCAGGTTGTTGGTCAGCGTAAACGCCACGACGTCATTGGCCGGGATCGTTGCGTTGTTCATCGTGATTTGGCCAGCCGACTTGTTCAGCGTGACGCCCGTGGACTTGCTGGTCAACTGCGTGACCGTGCCCTGCGCGGCGGCGGTGTAGCCCAGCTCGTCGGTGGCGTAGATGTCGGTGCCGCTGATGAGGGTTCCGCTGATGGTGTCGGCGCTGATGAGGGTGGCGCCGGAAATGTCCTGGTCGCTGTACGCTACGCCAATCGGTTTGGTATTGCCCATTGCTAAGATCCTAGCCAAGAGGTTGAAATGCTAGCCTGACCATAAGCCTTGCGCGGCGTCCTGTCAACGCGCTCGCCTCTGGAGGCCACGGGGAACGCGAATGTAACGGCTATCGCGTCCGCGGCGTCGGGGCTTGCGAGCCCACGGGCTTTCATCTCCTTCTTGCCTTCGAGGAAGATCGTGCCCTTGCTGTCCGGCTTCATCAGCGGTGAGATCAGGTCCGTTTTCAGCACCCGGTCGGGTGGAATCGATGCGGTCTTCAGCCATTCGCGCATGGCTCCCCACATCTCGGCCCGCTTGTTGCCGTACATGACCGGCTTGCTGCTCTTGGACCCAAAGTTCACCCCCTTGACCTTGTACCGCTGCTCCTTGAGCCGGTCCACGACCCCCGCGCCCAGCCCGCCCTCGTCGATCACCACCATCGTCGGCTGGAACTCCTCCATCGCCTCGATGACGCGACCGACTACTTCCATGGTGTCGTCACCGCGGTAGCGCTTGATTGCCACGATGTCCCGGCCTTGCCGTACCGCGATAACTGTAGCGTCGGCACCGAAGCGTGCCGGGTCCACGCCGAGGACCACTGGAGCCGAGGCGTCCTTATAGCGGGGTCGTTCCATGGCGTCGTCGACGAGATGGATCGGGATGAACTGGTCATCTCCAGCCGAGGGAAACTCACCGTAGACCTCAACATGCGCCTGAACGCTGTCAGGCCCGTATTCGAGGATGATCTGCTCATAGACCGCCTTGTCCGTCCCTTCGACCGTGCGGGCGTCCACGGTCTTGTTGCGCCAGAAGTCCCGCTTGGCGTTGAACGCCTCGTAGAAGTAGCCCGTGTTGCGGCGGGGGTTGGAGAACGCCATCCAGAAGCGGTTGGGCGTGTTCTCGGTGAAGAAGCCCGCTGCCACTTGCCAGATGGTGTCGGAGATACCGCTGGCTTCGTCAAACACCAGCATGACGCCGTCGAAATTGTGCACGCCCGCGTAGGCGTCCGGGTTCTCCTCCGACCACAGCCGCCCCTCGACGCCCCAGTAGCGCGTGCCCTTCTTCAGGTCGCGCTCGACCAGCTCGGCCAGCCACTTGGCGGGCATGACGCGGGTAGCCGAGACCTCGAACCAGTGGCTGTTCAGCGATAGTGCCAGCCACTTGGTGATCTCGGCCCAGGTGATCGACCGGAGCTGCGTCTCGGAGTTGGCCGACACGATGGTGCTGGACCCGATCCGGGTCGTCAACATCCAGATGATGAGCCACGAGACGAGGGCCGACTTGCCGATGCCGCGGCCGGAAGACACGGCCATGCGGAGCACGTCGAAGTCCACCTTGCCGTTGTTCTGCCTGATGTGCTCGGCCAGATCGCGCAGCACCTCGCGCTGCCACTTGCGCGGTCCTGTGAAGTGCTCCAGAGGCGTGCCGGGCTGCCCCCACGGGAACAGCCACATCACGAACTTGAGCGGGTCGTCCTTGAGCGACGGCGCCCACAGGGACGCCATCAGGTTCTGCTCGTCCTCAGCGCTATAGCGCGTGGTCTGCACGTTGCAGCTCCTCTGTCAGGTCCGTGGCGACGAGGTCGATCACCCGACGCTGCGCCTCCTCCAACGCCGCCGTGATGCTGATCTTCTGCTCGATGCTGACCTCGACCGCCTGCTTGGCCACCCATCCATGGGCGTAGCGCAGCATATCGGTCGCCGCCTTGGCGTCGCCCGCCTCGGCAGCGGCGTACAGGGTGGTGGCCATGGCGCGCTCGCCCTCGGCGCGGCCCTTCTGTTCGGCGTACTCCGCGATGGGGTCCATCTGGCAAAGCTTGCGATACTCGGTCGGCGTCATGCCCGCGGCGAGTGCCAGGCTGTCGCCCTTGAGCCCCAGCTTGGCAGCCGCGTAGATCGCCTCCAGACGCGCCTCAGTGGCGGTCAGCGGACGCGGGTCATAGGGCAGTGAGTGGAAGGTCATGACGTTAAGATAGCGCGGGTTGGCTGTTTGAGCAAGCGTCAAAGATTGTTGGTTGATGTTTTGAGAATTTTTAAAAAATTCGTGTGGCCCTTGGCCACGGCAACAGCAGCCGCGCTCGGCCCTGCCCCCCCCTCCCTGCTGAGCACTCGCAGCAAAATGCTGCAGTGCAAACTGAATGAATGTTCAGTCAGTCGCTAGGCGCGGACGGCGCTCGACTAGCTGCAGCTAGTGGTGCTTGGCAGCCGATTGCCGTGGACCTTTCTACATTTGCGCCCGCGCGCGGAATTCCTCGTCCGACATGGCGCCATGATACCAGTCAGCGCGCGGGCTCAACCGGTAGGTTGCCAGTACACCCTTAGGCGTACGGCATGACATGCCGTGCACGCGGATAGGCAGCTTGGGCGTCAGCATGTCCAGCACAGCGCGCCATTGGTTACGCGTCATGAGGCCATCTGTTACCGCTGGTGATATCCAGACTTTCAGGGCGTAATCGTCTGCCAGGTCGGCAGGGGGTAACATGGGTGTTCGCTTAGGCATGTGCTTGCTCCAAAATTGACATTTCACATATAGGCGTGATTTGACGATTCGGCAAGGGGACGGCGGGGGCTGTAGGCGCCGGGGTAGTCGTGGGGTAGTCGTGGGCAATCGTAAACTACCCCACTATCCATATGCTCTGATAAACTGTAATTTTACAGTACCACACTATTATATTAGCATTTACTAATATACACTTAACAGTCCTTTAACTAGAGACTATACCCATAATACCCAAGAGCCGATGGCATAAGGCTTTTAGAGCCACTCCGCATTGCCCCACGCTGTACCCCACGCGTACCCCAACTAATACCCAACAAAAAACGGCGGCCATTGGGCCGCCGTTTGCTTACTACACGCTAGCGTGTAGCACGTCACTATTGCCAGTGTCAAGCGGCGGTTAACGTCCAGCAACCGCCGCGCGGCAATACGATTGTATCCCGCTCGAAGCTGGTATATCGCCGCGCTAACGCAGCGCTTGCCGTCCAGGCGTCACCAGTCCAATAAACGCAACCGTCGCAACCGTGATTTCCGAACCCGTAAACAATAACTAGCTTCATTTTAGTTTACCTTCGTTTAGTGTTGACGATATGTGAACATTAGCATGAAAGAAAATGTGCTGTCAATTAATTTTTGTTATTGACATTGTGTGAGCAGTTCACTATTCTACATTCATCAACAAAGGAGCACGGAAATGGAAACAACAATCACAACGCGGGCCGGACAGAAGATCACAGGAATCTTCACCACCTACACAGACGACACGGACACGGTGAAGATCACAAAGGGAAAATGGAAGGGAAAGCACATACTGATCAAGAAAGCGGACCGCGCCTAGGGCGCGGTCTAGCAGGCGGCCGCCATGCGCGGCCGCTCACTAGACCGCACCACAAACGAAGGGAAACACTACAATGACGTTAAAGACCAGCATGTTTTACGCCTATCAAGACCAGTACGGTTGGGCCGTCGCAATCGTACCCAACGCGCCCTATGCCGCCTTCCGCGCCACATATGGCGGCCCGCGCACGTTTTACACTCGCGCACAAGCCGAAGCCTTCATTTGCTCCATATGCCTGTAAGGCTCTAGCAGACGGGCGGCAAGCCGCCCGTTCACTAGTGCCTATCAACCCTAAACAAGAGGAAACTGCTATGATTATCGCAACTGACCTACTCAAGGCCGCGCTGTTTTGCGCCAGCTCCGAAGAAACACGCTACTATCTCCGCGGCGTGTTTCTGAGCACCACAGGGCACCTAGTGACGACGGACGGGCACCGCATGTTCGTCGCCCGGCTGAATGACCGCCCGGCTGCCGACGTCATCGTGCCCTATGCCGACGTCGCTGCGGCGCTCAAGCTCGCAGGCGCGCGCTGCAAAGATATCGAGGTGACGATTGACGTGACCGGAAGCGCGCTCCCGCAAGTAACCGGCAAGATCCACTCGATTGCCTATCAGCCCGTCGACGGCACGTTCCCCGATTGGCGCCGCGTCGTGCCGACGGGCGAGGAACTGCCATCCGGCAAGCCGGACGACGCGCCCGGCGCGGTTCATTTCAACCACGCATTCATTGGTGACATGTCAAAGATGGCCGCCATCCTGTGCGGCAAGGCCAATACAGCGCAATCCATGCTGCACCCCGTCAGCGCCAGCCATCCCTGCCTGGTGACGTTTGGTGACCGTGCCGATTGTTTCGCGGTTCTTATGCCGGTGCGCCGCAAGATCGACCGCAGCGCCGTCCTCACGCGTAACGTCGTCATGGCGGGCTGACAACTAACTATTGACGGGCGGCACATGCCGCCCGTATACTTTCCACGCAATGTCAACTAAAGGAAACGCAATGTCCGATACGATTTACCTCACCCTACAGCTCGCCAAGGTCGCCCTGCTATGCGGGGCGGCCTACGCCTTCACCTATACCATCATGCTATTCTAGGGAGGAAACAATGGCCTATCTCTATGTGCCCGTGACCATTGGAATCCACCGCGGTGACGTCCATTTGACGGACTTTGATTGCGAAGCCCGCGTTGACTATGATCTGCCGGACGGTCCGTCTGGCGTTCTCGACTGGGACGTCACCGCGTTTCATTTCTCAAACACCACAAAGGGCCGCGTGGTCTATACCGAAATCGGCCGCACAGATCCACTCTGGAAGGATCTGTACACCCATATGGACCGCGAGTGGATCCACGATCAGGCGCGCGAGGCGCTCGCGCGTGACGGTATCTGCAACCTTTATCTGGATGAAAACGCATGACACACGATTTCCCTTACCTGAACCAGCTTCCCATTGCTTACCTGCTTGCCCGCGCGCACCACGGCAATTGGACCGGCCCGGAAGCGCACATGATACGCGCGCTCGCCGAACGGCTCGAAGAGCACCTCAATGCCGTCGCGGATTACGACGCCGTCAATGACGCTCTCATGGACGCAAACCAGCGCGCCGATAGCTGGCGCGAGGAAGCGCAGGCGGTACAACGTCAGCTCGACCAGGTGCGTGGATGATGCGGTATCTCCCCTGGTATGTTGACGATGAATTTGAAGGTGGGCGTTATGTTCCCGTCAGAAACGCGCGCGGGCGCCTTGTTGTCAACGTGGTGGTGCAAATAGCCGGATACAAAGGTAACGATTTGCGCGATGAATACGCGCGGCGATTGCCAGAAGCGCAAGAACTTGCGCGTAAAATCGTAGCCCTTGCAAACGGGGGTGAAGGATGACGTCGGAATTCGCTTACTGGGCGGCCCATTGCGCCGCGTTTGACGACGCGACGCTGTTGCGCTTCCTTGCCGCCGTGGAGGCCCGCCGCAACCGCTTCGGCGCCGCCCTGGTGGCCGCGCAAGCGGAGGCCCTACGCCGCAACCTCATAAAAGAAAAGGCCGCCCTCACGGGCGGCCAGTCAACAACGGGGAGGAAACATCCATGACGTATCACGACGTGCCACTGGACGCAATAGAGATCGAACGGCGCTTGCGGGCGTACCTTGACGACCTGGTACAGCTCGCGGGCGGCCCCGTGACGGTCTGGCGCGCGGCCCGCATGGCCATGGAGCACCTGCGGCGGGTCGCAAAAGCCCCCGCCGACGAGCCCGTGACGCTGCCGACGACGCATCCAGAACGGATCGTGTGGGCTGTGGCGGCTGCGCATGGGCTCACAGCCGACATCCTGCGCGGCCCGCTACGGACGCGCGACGTCAGCGCGGCGCGCCATCACGCGGTCTGGGAACTGCGCCTGCGGCGGCCCGACCTGCCGCTGGACAAGATCGCGGCTTGGCTCAACAGGCGCGACCATGCGACGATGATCCACAGCCTGAAGACGTTCCGCAAACTGCGTGCGAACGGCCAATACGACGAAGAGCGCGCCCTTGTGGAGCGCGCCCTGTCATGATCATGCTGGTGGCCTTGGTGCTGGCGGCCCTTGTGGCCGCCTGGCTCGACCTCTAGGACTTCACCACTGTAAGCCCCGGACCTGCGGCGTGTTCAACCATGCGCCGCAGGTCGCTCTTTGAGTAGGTGCGCACCATGTCCTCGCGCGCCCAGATGTTCTTCTTGGTCTGATATTCCGCCGACTTGACGGCACCAAGGTCTGTCCAGCCCGCTTCCTTGAGGCCATGCAGCAGCGCCGCCTGGGGCACCTTGACGCCGCCGGGTGCGCCCTGCTGCAATGTGCTGCAAAGCTTGTGGAACGGCGAGGCGATGACGCCCGCGGCAAACTCGGGCGATGGCTTGTGCACCTGCTCGATGACGTAGCTCTCCGCCATGCTGCGGCCCGTCTCGATGAGGCGCGTCCGGTAGTCGGTCCAAGGCGGCATGGCTGCCGGGTTGAACGCCGACACGTCGCGGTCGAGCAGCCACCGGCCCACGGCCTGGAGCCCGCCCTGCTTCTTGTACCACGCCCACAGCGCCACCGCGTCGGCCTTCTCCATGCGCGGCGCGTGCGACCACAGGCAGAACCAGCGCCGGTCCTGCGTCGGCAGCGACAGCGGCACGGGATCGTTCGTGAACGCCAGCACGAACAGGCGGTTGACCATGTCGTAGGGATGCAGGCCCTTGCGCTCGATGGTCAGCGTATCGGGCGGGGCGGCGATGATCGGCTTCAGTTTGTTGGACAGCGAGCGACGCTGCGCGGCTTCCGGTTCCTTGAGCTCGTTCAGGATCAGGATCTCGCTCTCAAGCGCGTAGCCCCAGCGCGAGTTGATGCCGTCCGCGTCCACCAGCCCGCGGTTGCGCAGGTCCGGCCCGCACACGGACCAGATGAACGGGAACCAGAACGTATCCTTGCCGCAACCTTCGTCGCCGCCGTGCAGCACCGCGTGATTGATCTTCACCTCCGGGTGCTGAAGCTTGTAGGCCATGACGTCAAGGACGTGCTCACGCTCGACCAGATCGGGGATCAGCAGCTCGGCATGGGCCAGCCATGGCGTGACGTCGCCCGGCGCGACGCCGGACAGGTCCGGCCGCGCGTTGACCCAGCGGTTGCCGTAGATCTCCCCGTCGCGCGCCACGAGGACGCTCTCGCCCGCGGCGTAGGTCAGCCCGCGCAGCACCCGCGCGCCCGCCCCTTGGCGGTTCTCGTCGTAGCAGACGGACGACTCGACCTTGCGTTGCGTGTGGATGGACTTGCAATCGACGTGTCTAAACACCGCGTTGAACGCGCCGCGCGTCATCTCTCGCCGGTCGATCATGTCGAAATAGGCGTCGTCCTCGACGATGTATGCAAAGCGGCTGAACCACTCGCGCTTGGTCAGGCGGCCCAGTTCCTTGCGGTCAACCTCGGCCACAATCTCGGCAGCCGCATCAGGGAACGCCTCGGTCGGCTGGATCGTCGCGGCCACCATGGCCATGCGCTCGGCCACCAGCTCCTCGCGGAAGCCCGCCTGCACCGTCGGCCCGCCCTGCTCGGCCACCCATGCAAGAAACGCATTGCTGTCGAGGTGCTCGCAGTGGGAGTGGTAGCAGCAGAACGCCCGGTTGACGGGCGAGTATCGGCCCTCGATCTGGCCGTCCGTATGCGCGGCATGGTTCGGGCAGACAACGCCGCACCAGCCCTCGCGGTTAACCTGGGAGAGCACGAGCCCCTGCTCGGAGAGCCACTTAAGCACGCTGTCGGAGCCCGTGTCGCGGATCTTGATGGCCTGAAGCCCCGCTCCTTCGCTCTCGCCCGGCGTGACGTCCAGCCCCTCGCAGATCTGCGCCAACGTATACTCGCGCTCCGGATGGAACTCGACCAGCCGCGCCGGGAACAGGTCACGCCCCGGCTTGAGGTTGGGCGAGCCCGGCAGGCGGCAGTTGCGCACTGCGTTGGTGGCGCCGGGGTCGGTGTAGCCTGCGGCCGCAATGGCCGTGATGGCCGCGACGAACTCAGCCTTGGTCGGCTGCTCCTTGAAGGCGTAGCCCCACTGACAGTTGCCCGGTGACGTCTCGATGATCCACGTCGGCGGCACGGGCGGCACCTTGGACTTGGTGCCGATGTCGTCCAGCATCATGAACAGGACGAACTCGCAGTTGGCCGCCGAGGCCGACGGCTTGCCGTCCCGGAAACGGTCGAGGATGAACGCGCCGGTGTTGATGAACCAACTCTGCCCGTCCTTGATGCGCGAGGCATCTGGCAGGAACGCGGGCCACGTATACTTCGGCGTGCCGTCCTTGTGTGTTGCCTGCTGGCCGTCGTACACTACGGCCTTCTGGCGCACGATCAGCGCCGTCTCGCCGTCCGGTGCCAAGCCGGTCAGGTAGTCCAGAAAATCCGACATGTTTTCCTCTTTCTTGTCGCTATTTCAGTGTGCGGAATGCAATGGCATTATGGACTGTTCTCACACGCGCTCGCACGCGGTTGCCGTCGTTGCCACTCTTGACGACCCATCCCTTGGCCGTTCTTCCTACGATCACGCCAACGTGATTACGCCAGACGACGATGGCGCCGATCCGCGCCCGCGTCGGACGGCCAATCTTGGCCCAGTTCCGCGCCCGCCACAGGTCCTTACGGTGCGGCATCCCAAAATAGTGGGCCAGATAGCAGCCGCACCAGCGTGACGGGCAGCCCTTCGGCTGGCCGGGCTCGCGGGCCTCGACGTTGCCAGCGGAGATCAACAGCGCGGCCAGCGCCGCAAGCAGAACGTTCTTCATGGATCACCTCACTTGCCGTATCGTTGCATCACCTTGCCGCTGGCCCCTAACGGGAGGCCCTCGGCCCAAGCGGGAGGAGCGACCATAACAGCCCGCATCGCGGCTGCCAATTCTTCTGATTTATCTGTATCAATCTCGGCTACAATTTCGTCGTGGACGTGCAGCACGACCTCGACGCCCGCGGCGTCCAGACCGCGCAGCGCCTCGCGCAGGATGTCGTTGGCGGTGGCCTGCACGATGTTCTCGCAGGCGAGCCCGCGCCAGAGCCGCGCCCGTGGCCACTCCTTGGCGTCTGCCGCAGGCTTCCACGACGCCTTGGCGTAGGACACGCCGTCCTCCTCGAAGCGCGCGTAGGGGTAGCACAGCACGCGGCCCGACGGCAGCGCGTACCAGAGGTGATCGCCCTGCTTCATGTACTGGACGCGGCCCGCCTTGAACACCTCGCCGGGGTTGCGAATGGCGCGGGTGTATGCCTGCTCCAGATCGGCCCAGAACGGCACGGCCCACGGGTTGGCGCGGCGCCACAGATCGACCGTGCGCCTCGCCTCGCTCTCGGGCATGTGGACGCCGTAAACGCGGCCCATGGCACTGAACGCACCCACGCCGCCGCCGAACCCGCAGGCCAGCACGGCCACCTTGCCAAGCTGCCGCTGCTCGTCAGTGACGGCCGTCTCCTCGACGTTGAACATGCGCGCGGCGACGGCAACGTAGATGTCGCGGCCCTCGCGGAACACGTCCAGCGTCTCCTCGCCGTCCATCGACAGCCACGGCGTGACGCGGGCCTCGATCTGGGCGTAATCGAACACGGCAAAGACCTTGCCCTCGGCCGGGATCAACGCCGGGCGCAGCATCGACTTCAGCACGTCAGTGACGCGCTTGCCGAACTCGGGCACGATCTGGTGCCCGCGCACGAGTGCCTGGCGGGCTAGTTCAGGCTCTTTGGCACATTTTCGTGGGAAGTTGTGTACCTGTAGTCCGTAGCTTGATGCTCGGCCCGTAGCGCTTCCGCCAGCGAATACAAACGCACCCCGGACGCGACTGTCGAGATCATCTGAGAGCGATGCAGCTCGCTCAAACTTCGCCACGGACGATGCCCAGAGATCGTCCGCGCACTGCACCACTTCAGCGACTTCCGCAGGGACTTCATCAGGGTTCTCCATCGCCAGCAGGTTGGACCGCACGGTCTTGTCGATGCTAGCCTTTTGTACGCCGTCCTTCCAGACCATCATCATGGCCCGCGCCTGCGGCCCAACGCGCTCCAGCACCCACTCGCGCATACGGGGGCTGCGCACGCTGGTGAGCCCCGTGATCTCGCGGAAGATCGTCTCGATCTCCTCCTGCTCGGCGGCGGCATACTTGACGGCTGCATGCGCCAGCGGGCGGTCGAGGCGCACGCCGCGGTCGTTGATGCGCTCGTTGACGTGGTAGTCGAGCAGCTCCTCGTCGGTCAACCCGCGCATGGCCTTGGAGAAGGCCCGCATGGCGCGCACGTCCTGCTCGCAGTACTCGATCATCTCCTGCATCAGCCCGGCGTCCTCGCGGAACGTGCCGTTGGCCTGCGGGATGGACAGCGCACGCACCAGAGCCGCACCGCGGTGGTCCTTGCGCATCCCTGCGCCCGCGAAGCGGCCCACGTCCTCCAAGCTGCCCGGCGCGCAGTTGGCGCGGGCCTGTGTCGCGGTGCAGTAGAACTGCGTCAGCGCAGGCTCGGGCACGCCGTGGTCGGGGCAGATGACATACCAGAAGATCAGCCGCTCGAAGGCGGCGTTGTGGGCGCGGATCTGTACACCAGAAAGAATTGCCGCCGAAACTTTCTGCGGAAAGGACTGGTCGGGCGTCCACGTCTGCACGGCCTCGTCGTCGAAGGCGTAGGACATGCAGAGCACTTGTGTGGAGATGTCTTGCGCGTAGTTGTACACGCCCCGGCTCGGCAGGTCGCAGCGCGAGCGGGTCTCGAAGTCAAGCCAGAGTGTTGTCATGAATGTGGTCGGGGCGCGGCCTCAGCAGAAACCGCGCCCCTCGCCCGTTAGGCGCCGCGACGGCGGCGGGTGGGGGCATCCACCGGCGCTTCGCTTGCGGGCGTCTCTTCCGTCTGGCCATCAAGCCCCAGCCAGTTCACGACCTCGAACACGGGCGTGAAGATGCGCCCGTAAGACTTGTGGGTGTAGTGGTCCTTCTTCAGCTTCACCGCAGGCACCGGCTTGGCCTGATCGGCCTCGACCTGCGCCGCAATGTCAAGGGCCAGCTTCTGCACGGCACGCTTGCCGCCGACGCTGGTGACGCTGTAGCGCACCTCAAGCCCTTCGTCCTCGCCGGACGTGCACTTGAGGCTCATGCCGACCTGAAGCTCCCAGCCGCGCTTGGCCTGCGGCGGCGCGGGGTCCAGTTCGGGCAGCGGCTCGTTGACCGGCACCATCTTCTCGGCCAGCACCTCGCCATCACCCCAGGCGATATAGCCATGCACGAACGAGAAGGGATTGACGGCCCAAGTGCTGCCGTCCTCGACCTCGGTCTGGTCAGCGCCGAACACCCAGTGTCCGGTCTTGTCCATCTTGAGGATCGCAGCGCTGTCGCCGCCGCCAACGCTCGCATCAAGCGAGCGCAGTGCCTGCGACAGGTTCTGGACGGAGGGGAGGTTGGCCTTCGAAAACACGATAGCGTTCATTTCAGTTTCTCCTAGTTTATCAAAAACGTCAGGTTATTCCGACGTTCTATTCAGCGCGCGCAAACGCGCCAAATGCCGTGCGCACTGCCGTAGTATACGCAGCATGTGCTTCAATCTCTGTGTCGTATACACCTAAATACGCAGGTATTCCATCTACATAAACTCTTGCGCCGAAACGTCGGCCAACTAAAAACACGCCGTTAAGTCTGTAACGGGTAGGTCTTTTTTTTCGGTTGGCGCAATTCTCTGCGCGCGTTGCCTCTCGCAAGTTTGCAATACGGTTGTCACTGCGCACGCGATTTATATGATCAATTTCTTTGCGCGGCCAGTATCCGTAAGTATGTAACCATGCCAATCTATGCGCGGCGTATGTTTTTTTCCGCACGGAAATGTATATGTACCCCGCTTTACTTAAATGACCAGCGTAACCAAGAATTTTTTTTTGTCTTGGTTTTACGCGCCACGTAAACACACCCGTTTCCGGGTCGTAGTCAAGCCGCTCACGCAGTTCTTCTGCTGTCAGCATGTCACGCAATCTTTCCTAAAGCCTTCGCCAAATGCTTGCCGACCTGCAACGACGCCGGGCGCGGATCATCCGCGGGTGCCAGCGTGTCACCCGATGAGACGGCGGTGATGAGCCCTTCCGGCATGGCGAGCTTGTGCTTCTTCAGCACCTTCTCGACTTGCGCCGGGCTCTTCAGCTCCGTCAATTCCTCAGCACTACAGCCTGCTTCGGCAAGGGCTGTCAATGCCGTCTGTTCGTTCACCCACTGACGCGTCGCCCGCTTGGGCACCAACTTCCAGCCGGGCAACTCGACGCCCGCCTCCAGCAGTTCGACGGCCATCTCGCGGGCGTCCCTGATCCAGCCCTCCAGCAGGTCGATGCTGGCCAAGGCTTCCGAAAGCCGGAAGATGTTGACGCCCTTGATGTTCTCGCGCTTGGCGCGCTCGACGGCACCGTTGACCAGCGGGCAGATCGACTTGGCAGCGCACCAGCGGCAGTGGTCGCCAGTCGCCAGCGGCGCGTCCGGCCGCTGCGCGGTCTTGACGGCCATGATCAGTTCGGCCTCGAAGCGGCGCACCCGGTCGAGGTCCGTCACCCAGCGCCGCACATGCGGCGGCTGCACGATGATCACCTCGACCGTCTCGACGCCCTCGAAGGCCCAGCGTGTCGCCTCGGTGCGAAGTGCGGCAGCCGTGTAGAAGAGCGCCTGCGGGTTCTCTTCAGCCTCGACAGGCACGCCATCACCAAACTTCCAGTCCAGCAGAATGCCGCGATTGCCGATACGGCCAACAAGATCGGCGGAACCGAAAACGCCAGGGAGAGCGTCACCAAAGCCCACCACCTGTTCGACCGCATATTCCAACTGTCCATCCGGGTCGATCTCATCCAGCACCGCCAGTGCGGGCAGCAGCTTGCGCTCCAGCCGGTCCTCCGTCAACTCAATGCCGTTGTGCATCGTGCCGAGGAAGTCTTCCGGCCGCTTGTTCGTCTCCAAGATGGTGGCGATGACGTTGTGCAGCAGCGTGCCCTCGTCAGCGTAGCTGCTGGACGGCTTGGGCGGCACCTGCTGGACGAGCGCGACGCTGCCAGGGCACGCCAAAACTCTTTTTGCATTGCTTCCGCCAACGATATTTGAATGCAAAGCCATGATTTCACCCCTCTTTTTTTAGATTTCACACGTAACGTGAAGTTGCCGTTTATTACTGATATAACATGTATGCGCTGCCGCTGCGCTGTCAAAAGTTCCTAAGTTTAACATGGTGCCGTTTACTTGGATGCGAGCGCGCCAACGTTTTCCGTGCCTGCTTACCCCCAAAAGACCGGTTGAGTTATTAGGTGAAGCCGACCGCCTGTTTTGTGCGTTATGAAAACGGTTAACATCGCGCAAATTTTCCCACCGATTTGCGTTACGAATACCGTTGATGTGGTCAAATTCATCTTTTGGCCATTCGCCAGTTACATAAAGAAACGCCAGACGATGACCGATGTATTTGCGGCCCACTAAACTTATTTCAACATAGCCGTGTTTGTTCAACCCGCCAGCAACCATATTTTTGCGGGCGCGCGGCCCGGTGCGCATTCTCCACATAAACACCCCTGTTAACGGGTTATAGCTAAGCACGCTGCGAACCCATTCGGCGGTGATACTTAAGTGTTGAGCCAAGTTTAGTCTCCTCTCTTGTGTTGAGCCCCAGCACTACAGAATCCTTGTTGACCTGTCAAGAGATGTTTGATAGGTGATGGCTATGATACACTACCATGGTCTACCAATCACCCCCGCGACCGCCGCCGCGCACGCTATTGGCGGCGGCCACGCATTCGTTAGTTTTGCCCACGCTTCACAACTTAGTGTTGCTGTTGAGTTGTGCCAGTCGTTTGCCGTAGACAACGGCGCGTTTTCGGCCTGGCGCAGCGGCAATCCAGTGCAAGATTGGAGTGCGTTCTATGCTTGGGCGGCTGATTGCGCGCGCATACCTTCGTGCGATTTTGCGGTCATCCCGGATGTTATTGATGGTGATGAAGCAGCAAACGATGCGCTGCTAGATCAGTGGCCGCTTCCGGTCTGGTTCGGTGCGCCAGTGTGGCACCTGCACGCAACGTTGGACCGCCTAGACCGCATGCTG